CGGGCATTCCCGCACGCACGCAAAGATGGCGCACCAACGCGGCCAGCGACACCGCTCCAAGCCGCCCGGTCAGCCAGTGTCCCAGCCGCCAGTTTGCCCCGTCGGTCCAGACATCGGTGAGCGCCGGGAAGAACGGATAGGGCCGCGCGTCCCAGGTCCAGGCGGCGCATTCGGGGACATGCACCATCCGATCGCCGTAGACCGATGACACTGGGTTGTTCGCCGGGGTGCCCCACCAGAGATACGTCGCCTCGAGATAGGCGCGCTGGATCGCGTCGTCGCGCCAGCCCCGCGAGAAATGCGGCGTGAAGCTCTCGGAAGACTTCGGATCGAAGAAGACGTTAGGCTGGTTGGTGCCCCGGTCAATCGCCGGGCAGCCGAGCTCGGTGAACCAGATCGGTTTCGACTGCGGGGTCCATGCCGTCAGCGTTCCGCTCTCCACCCCACCGGGGCGGTTGTAATGCGCATTCGACCACCAGGCGCGCAGATCCTTGTAGCGGAAGACCCATGGCTTTGCCGCAGCCCCATCCGAAATCGGTGTGCGCACCTGCGCTGAGCGGTCTGCGGCGCTGGCATAGAACCAGTCGAAGCCTTCGCCGCCCGCGATGTTCGACTGCAGATAGGCGCGGTCGTAGATCGCGGGCCAGCCCTCGGCCGCATCGGCATGATCGAAGCCATCTCGCCAGTCGGAGAGTGGCATGTAGTTGTCGATGCCGACGAAATCGATCTCCGGATCGGCCCAGAGCGGGTCGAGTTGGAAGAACACGTCGCCCGAGCCGTCGCCCGGCTGGTGGCCGAAATACTCCGACCAGTCCGCCGCATAGCCGATCTTGGTGTCGGACCTGAGGATCGAGCGCACATCGGCGAGCAGATCCCGATAGGCCTGCACGGCTGGATAGGTGCTCGCGCCTGACCGGATGGTGGTCACCCCCGGCATTTCCGTCCCGATCAGAAAGGCATCGACCCCGCCCGCCGCCGCGCAGAGATGGGCGTAGTGCAGCACCATCCGCCGCAGACCCCAGTCGCCGGATGGCCCGGTCCACGAAACCGACTGGCCCGAGACGCTGAAGCTCGCGGGCGTGGCCGCGCCGAACAGGGCCGCGACCTGGCTTGCGGCCGTGGCGGTCTTGTCCACGGTCCCGGCGTAGCCCGCCGCCGGAGAACAGGTGATCCGCCCCCGCCACGGAAAATCGGGCTGGCCGGTCTCGGCAGCGTTGTCAGAATACGGGTTTGGCAGCGTATTGCTGGGCGACACATCCATCAGGATGAAGGGATAGAAGGTGACCCGCAGCCCGCGCGCCTTCATTTCCTGGATCGCCTGCACCACGGCGAAGTCGGCGGGCGTGCCGCCATAGACAGGACGATCCTCATCGTCGCGGCTGACGAGGAAGGCACTGGCGCGGGTGACGCCATTCACGGACCAGGTCGACGGCGTGGTGGTTTTGGCGATGACCTCAACGCCGGGCCGCACCTTGCAATTGCCTGCGCGAAGATCGTCGCCGAACCAGGCGACGACCAGCGACACGCTCTCGACCTTCGGCGCCGTGGCCTGCAAGCGGTCCAGCGCCACCACAATGTCAGCGGTGTCGGTCAGCGCGTTGAGGTTCTCAGGCTCGGACGAGCCGCTGCTGCCCTTCCGAATGCCCTCCGTGGCATAGGCGAATTCGCCCGAGGCCGGGATCATGGTGACGGCCTGCGTCAGCCCCTCCGCTGTATCAGGATCGGCAAGCGGGCGGAACAACTCGAAACTCATCTGCGGGATCCGGTTGCCATAGTTACCGAGCGGCAGGTCCTCGAAGACCACATAGGCCGTGCCGCGATAGGCGGGCGTGTTGGCCGCGCCCATCTTCGCTGAAATGAACGGATCGGCCGCCTGGCTCTCGTCGCCCGGATACCAGCGCCATGTGATCCCGCCGGTATCCAGCAGCTTGCCGTCGGCCCAGATGCGGCCAATGCCAGTGATCGGCCCCTCGCAGAGAGCCACGGCGAAGCTCGCATAGTAGAAATACTCGGTGGTCTTGACCTTGCCGCCACCCCCGCCGCCCTTGCCGCCACCCTGCGTAGTGGTCTTGGTTTCCTCGCGGAAATCGGTCGCCCAGACGATGTTGCCACCCATCCGCATGCGGCCATAGAGGCGTGGGATCACCGCACCTTCAGTGGCCGAGGTGATGCGCAGATTGTCCAGCCGCGCGCCTTCGATCCGCTGGGTGGGTGCCAGTGACGAGATGATCCAGCTGTCCACGACCGAGCCGATGGTGGAACCGATGAAGCCACCGATGGTCGCGGCGCTGACGCCGAGGATCGCGCCGCCAATGCTGCCGCCAATGGCAGCACCTGCGGCACCGAGAACGAGGGTGGCCATGTGGGGATCTCAGCGTTGTGGGAACAGGAAGGCGAAGGCGATGCGCCGCCGCCAAGGCGGGGTGATCTGTTCCTCGATCACGCCGAGGCGCTCATAGGCGTGGAGGAATTGGTCCGGTCCAGTGAGGATCCCGACATGCTTCGCGATGGCGCGGGGCTGCATGCGAAAGAGGACCAGCGCGCCCGAAACAACATCAGAAGTGGCGATCTCCGGCATCATGCGCCGAGCCCCATCCGCAAGAACCTCGCGCGGGCCGGTCTCGCCCCAGTCGCGGCTGTAGGGCGGGATCGGGAACGGTTCAGGGCCGACGACCTCACGCCAGACGCCCCGGGCGAGCCCAAGGCAATCGCATCCGACGCCCTTGAGACTGGCTTGGTCGTGATACGGCGTGCCGAGCCAGGACCGCGCGATGGTTACGACGTATTGAGGATCTACGGCCTTCAAAGCACCGCCCCCTCATGTCCACCATCCTTGGTGGCGTAGCGGAGAACTGCGTCCTGGCCGGGGATGTCCGGGAAGCCGCGAAAGTTGACGGTGTTGGCAAACTTCGCCCCACAGGTCTCCATGCGCTTGTCGCAGCCCGCGCGGACAATGAAAACGTCGCCTCCGGCAATAGACCGCACGGACGCTTCGAGCAGTGTCAGCACCGCGATGCCGTCTGTCACGTCATGCGCGATGATCTCGGCGCGCCGCCCGGCATTGGTCCCGCTGGTCCATTCGACGGTACCGAAGGTGAACCAGCCGGAGGAGAAGCCGCCGATGCCCGAGGCGGTGAACGCCCGATCCCGCAGAAGGTCGAGCACGGTGCCCGAACCTTTGAATGCCGGGCTCTCCAGATCGACGCCGCAGCGCGTATCCCCGAGCCCGGCGTCGCAGGTCGCCTGAAAAGTTCGCCCGACCGTTTGGCCCAGCACATGCGCGAGGCTGCGGACCTCGGCAACAAAGGCCAGCCTTCCGCGCCGGATTTGGCCGATGGCACCCCGGCGCATCAGCACGCGCTGGCCGGTGTCCGCCCAGTTCACGCGCCAGACCTCGACCTCCGCGTTGTCCCAGCGGCCATCGAGAATGTCGGTCTCGGTGATCCGGTCTGAGGTCAGCACGCCCTCCGCGTCCTGCGCATCGACCGACAGGTCAGACCCCGATCGCACCTCGGAGGCCGTCAGCCCGCTTTCCGGCTCGAAATCGGTGCCGTCGAAGCTGAGCGTCCGGTCGTGGTCGGTGAAGCCGAAGGTCACGCTATCCGCGCGGGCAATCCGCCAGCACCAGGACAGCGTCGTCGTGCCCTCGTCCAGATGCGTTTGCAGATCGGGGTTGATGCTTTTCATCGGCGGAGTTCCAGAAGTGGAATGGATGTGATCGAACCCAGCCGCTCGAGATCAAGCGTCACGTCGAGCGCATCGGTGTCGAAGCGGACGGGTACGTCGAACTCGAAACCTGCGGCGACGGAGACGCCCACCCCTGGTGCGGTATTGAAGGTGACGAGGCCCATCGTGGTATCGGCCGACCAGCCTGACGGCTGCTCGACTCCGCTAAGCGCAATGCGCACGGTGCCCGCCACTGGCTTGACGATTGTGCGGGTCCAGGATTGCGCTCCGGAGGCGTAGCGCTTCACCAGTTGGAAGGCGGTCGTCGTGCCGTCGCCGGCACCAATCGCCTGATCGCTCGGCGATGGCGTCCCCGAGGGCAGGCAGGACTTGTAGTCGCCCCAGTCCTTGAAACGGAAGCCATACAGCCGCCCGTTTCGTGCTTCAAAGAAGGCAACGACCGCCGCAAGGTCGTCCGCGCGGCGGATACCGTAGGCGACGTCGTAACGGCGTCGGGAATTGGCCCAGCTGGCGTTGCGCTCCTCATCGCCGGAGGCCAGCTCGACGATCTGTGTGCGACGTTCCGGCCCGCCGCGAGCGCCCCGGCTGATATTGTCGGGAAACCGGACTTCATGAAACGCCATCACATGCCCCTCCGACCCAACGACACGGCGCGGGCGATGTCAGCCGCGACCTGCGTGCGCGACTGCCGGAAGCTTTCAGCGTCGCGGGCCATGATGGTGACATTGATTCCACCGCCGCCGTAGCTCTGTGCTTCACGGCGCGACAGCACCCGTTCGCCCCGCTGCAGGATCGCTGGGACTTCATCGTGGCGCAGACCGGCAACGCCGCCGGAATGCATCCGGGGCGCTGCCGCGAACGCCATGGCTGGAACCATTCGGCCTGGCGAAGAGGCGCCGACCATGCCGCCCGCATGCAGGATGTTCGCGAAGATACCACCCGCGCCGCCAAGCGCGCCGGAAAGCGCATTGGCGATCGGTCCCAGGATGAACCGCCGCGCCGCCAGCTTCGCAAGGTCGGCCAGCAGCGAGGTGACCAGATCGCGAAAATCCAGCTTGCCGGTCTTCACGAAGTCTCCAACCGCGTTCTCTGCCGACTGAAACGCGCCAACCAGCGCCTGGCCGATATCGCCGCCGATATCCCGGGCCTTGCTGGCATAGTCGCTGAGCGCTGCGGTGACCGCCTGCCAGCAGGTGACGGCGGCCTCGCTATTGGGTTCGGCGGCAGTGGCAGCAGCCCCGGCCGCAGCACCGGCACCCGTAGCCGCACGTCCAGCATCGCCAAGGGCTGTCTCCAAACGCTCAGCCGCGCCAGTCGCCTCGGTCAGCGCGTCTGCGCCAACCTCATTGCTGCCCTGCACGGCGTCACGCAGGGCCTGCCAGCTGGCGAGCGGCGCACGCGCGCCCTCGGCCAGGTCGCGTGCAGCCCCGCGATAGGTGTTGGCTGTTGCAAGTGCGGTGTTGGCCGCCTCGGTGAGCCCGAGGTCGGGGGCTGTGAGCGGGTTGTTCTCGAAAGCCCGGTCAAAAGCAGTCTGCGCAGCCGTGGTCGCAGCCGTCGCGGCACCCTCGAATCGGTTCTCGATCTGAGCCAGCTCAAGATCGGGGATGATCGAGATGCGCCGCTCCGACCCGAGCGCTTCCAGCCCCTGGTTGATACCGCCAATGAAGCCGTTGATGCGCGAGACGACGCCGTTCAGCATTGCCTCGACACCATCGA